GGATTTCAAACCAATTACTTATATGGAAAATAATATTATAAAACAAGTCCCTGTTAAATGTATTGAAGGTGGGGATAATAAATATTGTTCGATAGCAGCAGCTTCAATTGTAGCAAAGGTGGAAAGAGATAATTATATTTATGAAATGTGTAAAAAATATCCAATACTAGATACATATTATGATTTATCTAAAAATAAAGGCTATGGAACTGCTAAACATATGGAAGGAATAAAAAAATATGGAATAACTCAATGGCATAGAAAAACATTTGGCATTTGTAATAATAGTAATGTTATTGATGTTACCAATATATAATTATATCAACTTTTACTTGATTAGTGGATACCATTTATACCATAATTTTTCTTTATCTCCATAATAAATTAAACAATAAATAGCGGTTCGTGTTTCTTTTTCCAAATATCTTGTAACAAGAGGTAAAACATCTGTTGGAATTTTTGAAAGCCAACATTTTTCATTCAAATTCATGATAATTATTAAAAATGTTGAATACTTATTTGTAATATAGTAATATAATTTCAATTTTATTTAATTTTATAATAAATAAAACTGAAAAAAATAATTAATAAAAAATATAAATTACTTATAATTATAGAAATAAATAATATATTATGAAAGTATTAGTTTTTGATACAGAAACTACTGGTTTACCTGAAGAAAATAATGTATCTATATTAGATACTTTTAGATGGCCATATATTGTTCAGTTAAGTTTTATATATTATGATTCAGAAGTTAATGATATTATTGAACATTATGATAATGTAATTAAATTGCCGGAAAATATTACAATTCCAGAAGATTCTACAAGAATACATGGTATTACAAATGAAGCGATGAGAGAAAAAGGAATAAATATAATAACTGCTTTAAAAAAATTTAATGATATATTAAAAGAATGTGATATAGTAATTGCACATAATATTTCTTTTGATAAACGTATGATAATGGTAGAATGTATTAGAAATAAAATTAGTCAGTATTTTACAAGAGGACAAAATAAAAAACCAGAATTTTGCACAATGAAAAATAGTAAAAATATTTGTAAAATTAAAATGGTTAACTTTAAAGGAGAAGAATATTTCAAATCTCCAAAATTATCTGAACTATATACGTTTATTTTTAAAGAGGAACCAAGAAATTTACATAATTCATTTGTAGATGTTTTATTATGTTTAAGATGTTATTTTGCTATTATTGAAAATAGAGATATTATAATCAATAATGATATAAAAAAATTATTTTTAGAATACAAAATTTAATACTTTTATCTTCTTCTAGTAGACTTTTTAGATTTTTTAATAGTAGTTAATTCTTTATACTTATCATTTAATTGTATAATATTATTATAATGATTAGCTATTTCATCTATTATTATTTTAATATTTTGACTTTCAGATAATTTTTCTTGTAGTATATTTGATATTTTATTAAAAGCTTTCTCTTTGTATATTAGAATATTTTTTTTTACAAAATTAATTTTCTCATCTAGTTCAAAAGTGCTATTATTACGATAAGATTCACTTTTATCTAGCTCTTCATACCAATCAATATTTAATAAATCAAGGAAATTTAATACATTTACAAAATTATCAGCATTTATTAATTTAAGTATTTTAATTAATAATTCTTTAATTTTGTTAAAAAAAATATTAACTTTGTTGTATTCTTGTGCTATATAAGAAATTTTATCTCTCAATTTTGCTTTTTCATAAAAAAAATCTTCATCTATTATTTCTCTTTCTTCTTCATCAGCTGAAGATGGATATATAGAATAACTAAGTATTGTATTTAAATTATTAGACATTTCATTTAGTAATTTTAATTTATATTTATAAATAGTAATTAAAATTGATAAAATAGTGTCAATTTCATTTAATGTTTTATCAAATAAAATATTTGAAACTAATAATTTTTTAACATCTTCATCTTCAATTTTATAATTTGTAAATATACCTGATATTATTTTATTTACTTTTTCTCCTGATAATTCTTTTAATGTTTTGTAATATTTAGGCCCAATACTTTCTTTATATTTTTTTTCTTTGTATGCTTCAATATCTTTAGTAATTTTTGGTAAATTTTTTCTAGTTTTTTTGCCTCTATATATACTTTGTAATTGTAAAACAGTTTTTTCTATTTTTTTTCTATCTTTACTTGATAATTTCTCTACAATACTTTCTTGTTGTTTTTTTTGTGAACGCGTTATCCTTGCAGATGGCATTAATATATATATTATATATATATTATATATATATTATATTTATAATATAATATAAATTATGTTTGGAATCTTTGGTCCTAAAAGTAAAGAAGAAGCTATTCAAAAAATATTGTATTATCAATCACAACCAGCAATGTATTCTGGTGTAGTTCCATATGAAAAAGAAATTAATCAATTAAAAGATAAATTTAATATTGATGATGGTGAAATAGAACAAGCTCGTAAAAAAGTGAAAGAAAAGAAGAAGAAGAAAGAATCAGAAGGGATAGAGAAGAAGAGGGGAGAAGTTCTTCTGGGGGGAAAAAATGTAGAAAATCAAGAAAATCAAGAAAATCTAGAAAAATGAGAAAATCTAGAAAAATGAGAAAATCTAGAAAATCTAGAAAATCTAGAAAAATGAGAGGTAAAGGTTGTGGTCGTATGAATTGTCCTTATTGTCTCGGTAGAAGATCATGTAGATGCCCATATAGAAGATAAATACTTTAAATTACTTCATCAATAAGACCATATTTTTTACATTTTTTTGGAGACCACCAAATATCGCGTTGTAAAAATGCATCTAATTTATCCTCGTCTAATTTTTCATTAGTATATTTAATGTAAATATCTTTTATAATTTTCATTAGATATTTGCTATTTTTCATATCATCTTTCATTTGCTCAAAAGTTCCCCAACATCCCCCAGATAATTGATGAATTAACATACTAGCATGTTCACGCATATGTCTTTTTTGACAAACAATACTTAGAAATGTAGCTGCACTTGCGGCACATCCTTCAATGATAGAAATAATAGGAATTTCTGATTTAATAATTGTATCTACTGCTGCTAGTGAATCAAAAACATATCCTCCAAAACTATTAATATGTAAATAAATATGAACATCATTTTTAGCATTAGTATCATATGTAATATTATAGTCTGATAATTCACATTTAATTTTTCTATTTAAATTTTTGATATGTTTAACTAACTCTAGAATACTATTTGTATTTACGTCATCATAAAAATAAATATGATTTTCTTCACAATATACTCTTCCACTAGAAGAACCAGGGCCGCTTCCAGCACCAATTATAGTTTTAAATAATTCTCCAACATTTTTATCACCATCTTCACTTTCTTCACATTTTTCTTTTTTTTTATTGATACTTTTTTTACAAATAGCTCGGTGTCTATACATTTTAATTATTAATAAAATAATATATTTATACCTATTTTATTAATATTATAATTAATTTATCCAGAACACATTAGGCATTCTCCAGGTTCATTATTATCAGATTTCATTTTTTTACTTTTATTTTCAGGTTCAATTGTAAACTGTTGTGGTTGATGTTTTGGTTTTCTTCTAAGATAGTACATTCCAGTTTTTAAACCGGCTTTCCAACTATAAAAATGCATGTTTGTTAAAATTTTAGGATCTGGATCTTCTATCCATAAATTCATACTTTGCGATTGGCAAATAAATGCTCCTCTATCCTTTGCCATATCAATAATATGTTTCATTGGAATTTCCCATACAATTTTATATTTTTCTTTTATGAATTTTGGAATACCTTCAATATATTGAATACTACCCTTATTTAAAATAATATTATTTTTAATTTCTTCATTCCACATATTAATACCTATTAAATCATTAATTAAATATTTATTAACTAAAATAAATTCACCAGCTAATGTTCTTCTACTATAAATATTACTTGTTAATGGTTCAAAACATTCATTATTTCCTAAAATCTGACTTGTGCTAGCAGTTGGCATTGGAGCAACTAATAAACTATTGCGAATACCATATTTTTTAATATTTTCACGAAGTTTATTCCAATCATATCGATCAGATGGTTCAATACCCCACATATCAAATTGAAGGATTCCTTTTGAAATTGGAGAACCTTCAAAAGAACTATAACTTCCAAGATATTTTTCTCTATTAATTTCATTTGGAATAGGTCTAATACGATTAAGAGATTCTTCAATCATATATGAAAAGTCGTCATTTAAATGGGGATTAATCATATATGATGTACATACTGAATTATCTGGAAAGAAATAATTCCAATCATTATTATTAAGTCCTTCTTTCATCTTAGTTAGTTTTCTTTCTCTAATTTTAGCTAATTCACAACTTGTTTCAAGAGCACCATGATAAATAGTTTCAAATATTTTTTTGTTTACTTCTTTAGCTGCGTCACTTTCGAATGGAATATCCATTAAAATAAAAGCATCAGCTAATCCCTGAACACCAATGCCGATTGGTCTATGAAGAAGATTGCTTCTTTCTGTTTTCTCTGTTGGATAAAAATTAATATCTATAATATTATTTAAATTTTTTGTTAAAACTTTTGATAAATAATGTAATTTATCATAATCAAAAGAATTTCTTAAAATATTTAATACAGTATCAAATCCACCAACATATTTTTCTTCATCAAATAATTGTGGGAGTGTTTTAACTCCATTTTCATCTTCAACTAATTTATTTCTATTAGTTTCATCAACTGAAATTTCTTTATATATAATTTGTTTTTTCTTTAAAAGAGCTTTTAAAAGAAGACACCAATTACAATTATCTTTAGTATATACAACGACATCTTTGAATGGATTAATATCATTTTCAACAACGCATTTTGTTAAAGAAATAGATGCTAGATTACATACAGCAGTTTCTTTTTCATCACTATACTCTAGAATTTCTGTACAATTTGATGTTATAACACCATTAAATATTCCAGCATGTCTTTTTGGTTCATTAAAGCAAAATGTTTTATCTGTTCTACCATTATCAATGATATCAACTACTTTAACAAATTGAACAGCTTTTCTTTGATACTCTCTTTTTTCTATCTTTAATCTTTTACATGATAATCCCAATTCTAATAATTTCATTAATTCATTTGAAGAAACTAATAATCTCCAAAGAGTTTTACTTTTATATAGTTGATATTCTCCTTTACCATTTGGTAAATTGCTTAATCTTTCATTCATATTTTTACTAACCTTTGATGATACACCACATGTTTGTAACATAAGTTTAATATTTAATAAAAATTCTTTATGAATACTAGATATTTGTAGACTTTGATTATCTTTATTTAAACAAATAGAACCATCTGCATCACAATAACCAGAAAACCACTCTAATTTACTTTTTAAACTATAATTAATTGGAACAAAATATTTTTCTTCTAAATTAACATTTAATGTAACATTTAATTTATTATTAACTTCTTTTCCAATACTTGTATAATCTAAATATTCCAATAATCGTATTTTTTCATGATATAACGCAACAACTGGTTTTTTATTATAACATACACCTTGACAATATTCACTAATACTATTATCTTTTTGATAATTAATATGTCGTTTACAATAAGATTTATTTGATAAAGATTTGTAATTACATTTTGTTTCTTTCATTAAAGAACAATTATATGTTCCATCTCCACTGAAAAATCCATTTGTATATGCTCTTTCAAGGTGATTATCATTATCAATAATAGGATATTCACACTTTATTAGTTTCATATCTTTTTGTAAATTTTGCGCTTCTACAACTTCAACATATTTACTATCAATAATATCTTCTTTTTCATTTATTTTACAATACTCTTTTTGAATATAAAATTTATGATATTTTGTAGATGTCAATTCAGAACCATCAGAAAAATTTATTGTAATTAATTCACTATTATTATTTGTTTGTTTGACTTCAACCTCACTAAACTCTTTACCATTCCAAACATTTACTATATTATCTTTTAATAATTGAATTTCTAGAAAACCTTTATCTGTTAAAATTTTTGTTTCTGGAGCAACACATAAATTTGAGGATTTAATTGTTCCAAGATTTTTTTGATTTGATTTCATATTTGCGGCATCTTTATAAAGTAAATATGGTGTTCCGGTTTCCATTTGCGCATCTAAAAATTTTATCCATAAATCACGAGCTGGTATTTGTTTTGTATATCTTTTTTCATTTTCATATTTCAAATATAATTCTTTATATTTTTCACCATAAACATCACAAAGACCAGGACATTTATCAGGACAAAATAATGACCAAGTAGATGATGTCTTTACACGTTCCATAAATAAATCTGAAATCCACATTGCATAAAATAAATCACGAGCTCTTAATTCTTCATCACCATGATTCTTTTTTAAATCTAAGAAATCTTCAATATCTGGATGATGTGGTTCAAGGTAAATAGCAAAACTACCATTTCTTTTTCCTCCTTGATCAATATATCGAGCGGTTTTATTAAAAACACCTAACATTGGAATAAGTCCGTTTGATACTCCATTAGTTCCTCGAATATGACTTCCAGATGAACGAATATTATGAATATGTAAACCAATACCACCTGACCATTTAGAAATTAAAGCACATTCTTTCAATGTATTGAAAATACCATCCACGCTATCACTTTCCATCCCAATTAAATAACATGAACTTAATTGAGGTCTTGGTGTTGCGGCATTAAATAAAGTAGGAGTAGCATGAGTAAAATATTTTTGTGACATTAAATCATATGTTTCTTTTACTGCTTCTAGAGAAAAATTCTTAAAATGAATACCTAATGAAACTCTAAGCCACATATGCTGTGGTCTTTCTAAAATAATCTTATTTTTCTTCATAAGATATGCGCGCTCAAGTGTTTTAAATCCAAAATAGTCAATTAAATAATCTCTTTCATAATCAATAATAGATTCAAAATATTCTTTGTTATTATTGACAATATTAATAATATCAAAATTAATTAATGGAACATGATTATCATTTACATCTTTAAAATTATATAAATCATTCATTACTTGAATGAAAGACGAAGATGTTTTCTTATGTAAATTTGAAATTACAAGACGACTAGCTAATGTTCCATAATCTGGATGTTGAGTGCTTAGAGACGCGCATTGTTCAGCGGTTAATTCATCTAATTTGCTTGTTTCAATTCCATTATATAATTGATCAATAACTTTCATAGCAAGAGCAGTATAATTAATCGATAATTTAGCTTCACTCCCAATATTTTTTATTCTTTTCAAAATTTTATCAAATGAAACAATTTCACTATTACCATTACGTTTAATTACATGCATTTCTTCCTCCTGCATATTTTTAATTTATATATTGAATAAATTTTAAACCTATTTAATATATTATTTAGAGTAAAAAACTAATATTAACAAAATAAAATATTATTATAATTTAATAATGAAAAATACAAGAAATATTTTAACTACTTTAATATTAGTAATTTCTTTATTATATGGATTTTTTTATGGATTATATCCCATAATAAAAAAAATGTTGAATAATAAAGAAGGATTAACTGTTGTAAGAGACCCTTTAACACCTGGTATTTTTCCAGAGAGTGTTTCAAAGCCTATATTAAATGATTTTTATCCATTACAAGATGTGCCTCCAGGAGAAGGAGTATCTTCTAACACATATGCCGATAATTTTTTATTATATCCTTTATTTCCAGCTGCTCATTGTGGAACAAATAATAAAAGATTTTGGACTATTCCAGATAATGGGTTATGTAGCAGAGCTGAAATGTGCGAAACTTTATATAACAAAAAAACTATTAGAAAACCAATTATTAAACCTCCTACTTTAGATGGTGTTAGAGTTAATTATTTTAATTCCGAGGTATCATTGCCCATATAAAGAGATGAATCAATTAATAATTTATTTTTATTGTTAAATTCATTTGATAAATTATCTATACAATCCATATCCATTTTTTCTATAGTACCAATGTTTGTTTTACTTGTATCCATAGGACTTAGTTTTGGCGAACAGCGTTTTTTTGGAGCTCTATGTTCAAAACCATTTTCTTTCTCGTACTCTATTGTTTTCCAAAAACTTTCTATTGTGGGTAGTACTTTTTTGAACCATTCTTTATTTCTTAAAACTAATACACAACTAACAATATTCAATTTCCAATAAATATTTTGTATCCATTCTTTATCTTTGTGTTTATCTAATATTTTTGTTTCCCAATTCCCATACTCTTCATGTGTAGTTTCCAAAGGACAATATTCATATAATGGAGAATTATTATTATTAAAAAGCATTATAATACCTTTCATTTTATTATCTTGCGTCCTGTTAAATGTTCCATCATTTTGAAAATCGGCATACGAATCATATTCAATAAATTTTGTTTCTAGAAAATCACATTCGTTCAAATCACACGTTTCCATTTGTAATTGCATTTGTATCCAATATTCAAATTTAGGTATTCCATTTATCTCTCTATTTACAATATTTTTAATTTCTAACATTCTACCAAATATTCTACTATCTTCATTTATTACTATACCATCTGGGGATGCCCCAATAAAATAATATTTAGGGTGTTTTATACAACCAAAATCGCCAACTTTTACATTATTAATTCTCTCATAATATTCTGTAGATATAGGTTCATATTTTTGCCCCCAATGCAATGGTGAATTTAATCCATTAAAAGTAGTTTTAAATTTTTCAACATTTATTAACGAACATTTTTCATATATTAATTGATTTTGTGTAGCTTGTGTTGAAAATATTTTCCATATTGAACTGGCTGTTAATAAATTGTGTCTAAATAAATACCAATCACTTGTTCTTTGTTCTGGCTGGGGAATATTTTTAATAAACTCTAATTTAGTTTTTATTTTTTCTTTATTAACTTCTTTTCTAATAAAAGTATTTTTATATGAACGCATAGGAATATATTTTTTATAAATTTTATTAATATTTATTTGAATTAATATTTGTAATTCAAGTTCTAGACTTTCAACATTATATTTATAGATACTTGATAGTTGTTCCATAAACAAATTTAATACATAATTTTTTATTTCACTATCAAATTGATAATTCATTATATATTCTATATTTTCATATATAATATTTTTTAAACTATCATATATAGATCCATTTAAATATATTTGTTCTTCTTTTGTAAAGAAATTAGAGCTATCTAAAATATTATTTATGTTTTCTATATAATCATCAATAGATTTTGAACCCATAATTAATAATTATTATCTTTTTATTATTATATCAATTTTATAATAATAAAATTTAATTTTTCTCTTCTCTAGGTGATAATTTTCTTGTGCTTTTTGGACTTTTTTTTCTCTTTGGAGGTCCAAGACATTTTGCTGTAGATACATGTTTATCATGTTTTTTTAAAGTAAATTTTCTTGTGCTATTATTAAAATGTAATTGTGGTATATTATTTATTTTTCCACTTTCTTTTTCATATTCTATGTCTTTATTTCTAGATAATGTTTTTTTATCTATACACCCAATCAAATAATCTTTTAAAGTTTTAATTTCATCATCATCTAAATTATGTTTATCTTTTAATGTTTTTATATATTCATTTATTTTATCCATTTTAATACATTTATCTAACTTATTCCATGGTTCTTTTGTATTTAAAAATTTTTCTTTTTCTAGAAAAATATCTAAATTATTCATATCTTTACTAACAGATGATACAAGCTCATTATTTTTTCCTGTTAATAACATAGTTTTATATTTAATATTTTTTAATTCATGACATTCTTCTGACATCTTATATATTATGTCTATAAATATATTTAATTTCTTTTAATATATTAACTTATATGGATAAAAAAATTATAACATTTAAAAAAGAAATAAAAGAACGCAAAAAAAGTGAAAATTACAATAACTCTATTTTTGAACAAAATAAACAAATTGAATTTATAAATAAATTATTTCAAAATATAGATTTTGATGAAAAGAAGATATGTATATCAGAAATAAAAGCAAAGCTTAATAGTTACAAAAAACAAGACATTCAAAAAAAAAGAACAATTGATAATATTATTAATTTTGATGAAATAATAGAAAAGCTTGTTTCATCGCAACTTAAATGTTTTTACTGTAGAGAGAATATGAAAATAGTATTTGAAAATGTTAGAGAACCTTTACAATGGACACTAGACCGTTTAAATAATTATTATGCACATAATAATAATAATGTTGTAATATGCTGCTTAAAATGTAATCTAGAGAGAAGAAGGCAAAATCATAAAGATTTTAAATTTAGTAAACAAATGGTAATAACTAAAACAGAATAAATTAATAAATTTTATTGTAGAATTACTATGTTAATTGATTTATTATCCGAACAACCTTTTATATGTAATTCAATTAAACAAGTAATAGATAGTAAATCATATAAATCTCCATCTACTACAAATAAAAAAACCAATAGATTTCACCCATATTCAAAAAAGGCGGTAAAAATAAAAATAAAAAAAACTAGAAAATATAAAAAATCTAAACGTAAAAAACAGAAAAAATAATAATTATAATAATAATTATAATAATAATTATAATAATATTTAGTTTTTAACATAAAGTACACTTGTTAAGCCATTTAGAGTTGTAGAAATTTTAGTTTTATTATTATAATAAACTTGAGTATTTCCGTCAGTATTAAATTTGCTTCCCGTAGGAAAATTATCTTGAGATAATATTTCTATATGATAGGTAGACCAATCATTGTTTTCGACTTTAAAAATAACTGTAACATTTATATTTGAAATTGTTAATTTATATACTTTATTATTCTGTAGTTTTGATGTATCAGAAAAATAAATGTTATTAGAATTTATAAAAAACATTGAATTACTATATAATAATGTATATTCGTCAAGATGTTTTCTTGGATATATTAAATGTTTATTATTATTTAAATGATAATTAAAACGATGACCACAATAATTTGGTTTATGTGTTCCATCTGCTGTTGGAGCAAATGCATATGAGCGTCCAGGTATTCCCCCTGCTCCTACACCTCCTAATTGATTCATACAAAATATTACATCTCTGTTACATGGACAGACAACATTTCTATTTCTAAATGCTACATGTGCCCACGTGTTTAAGTTTGTAGATGAAGGAATTCCTTGTAATTTAGAACCACCTCCTTGATTGCGATGAACTATTTTAGAAGAACCAGTAATAGCTGCATAATTAGACATTTTTTATATATATATATATTAAAATTATAATTTATAAAATTTAAATATATATTTTAATTATAATTAAATAATGATAGCCAAAATAACAGAAGAAAAAAAATGGACTAATGGAGAGAAATATGAAAAATCATATAAAAATCAAAAACCTATCTTTAATTCAAATAATGAAATAATAGATAATGTTATTGAAAATAAAATTAATTCATCAAAAAGAAATGAAATATATAATGAAAAAATACAAAATAGAGAATTAATAACACATACATATCAAAACCCATTTTTAAGTAAAGATTATGTAGATGTTTTAGATGACCAAACAAATTTTTTAATTCCTAAAAATTCAAATAATTTAGAAAATTAAAAATTAAAAAATTAAGAAAATAAAAAAATAAGAAAAATTATTTTTATAATAAACGAAATAAATAAGTATTTAAAAAGTTAATACATATTTTATTAATATGAGCTATACAACTCAAAATGAACTATTATTAAAAAAATTATTGGAATTTTATAATACTAATGGTAATTTAGACAGAATGCTTTCTATTATTAATGGTAAGTCTAGAATCTCTCTTCGCATTGTAGATTGGTTTGCTACAAACTATGCTAAAAAATATTATACTGTATACGATATTAATAATTTAAGATTTAAAGTATATATAGATTATAAATTAAAATTAAAAGCTTATTCAAAGAGAAGATTCGACCCATTTTGTAGATGGGATAGAATTATTATACCATATAATAATACATCATCTATACAAACAACTATTGGACAACTTAATTTTTTCAAATGGGCATTAGAAAATGGAGTTGTAGATTATATAGATAATAATTATTCATCTATTGAAAAAGATATGAATTCAAGAAATAGCACATCTAGAAAAAATGATAGTAATATGAAAGAAATAATTAGTGTTAATACAAATAAAACTAGAAAGAAGAGAGAAGAATTATCTATATCAGCAGCAAAAAGCATTAAAAAAGAATTTGTTGAAATTGTAGTTGATTTTAAATAAAAACATTAATATAATTTACTTTATATTATCTAGAAAATAAATAATATAAAATCTTTTTGTAATTTTTAAACTAAATATATGGGTAATTATAATTCAGTAAATAAAATTTCTTTTTATGATATGCAAAATATTGTTAACTCTGATAATAATAATAATTATATTATAATAAATACATTAGAAGAGAGAGAGCAAAATTGTTTAATAACTAATACGTTAACTGCTAATGTGGAATTACAATTATTTAATAATAATACACATATCTTTCTAGATAAAAATATTATTATATATGGTAAAAATTGTAATTGTAATAAAATATATGATAAATATCACCAAATTAAAAAAATGGGTTTTATAAATGTTTATTTATATCCAGGGGGTTTATTTGAATGGTTACTATTACAAGATATTTATGGAGATGAAAATTTTCCAACTACAATAAAAGAATTAGATATTTTAAAATATAAACCAGATAATATTATAAATAATTTTTTATTGTTACGTTAATATATAATGGATAGCAATAAAAAAAATATATTA